CCATTGGCAGGGCGCGCGCGACCAGACCACGCTGTGGTCCATCGGCAATGGCCCCGAGGATGTCGCCACCGTCCACGGCACGCAGAAGCCGGTGGAATGCATGCGCCGCCCGATGCTGAACAACAGCGAGCCTGGCGATGCGATCTACGAACCGTTCTGCGGCAGCGGCAGCACCATCATCGCGGCCGAGACCACGGGACGCCACTGCCTGGCGATGGAGATCGACCCCGGATACTGCGACGTCACGCTCGCGCGCTGGGAGGCAATGACTGGCGAGCCGGCCGTTCTCGATGGCGAGGACCGCACCTTCGTCGACATCGCCCAGGCCCGCCGTGCCGCGGATCATGATGTGATCCAGGAAGCCCAATCATCGCAATGAGATGATGCTCGATCGCGCTTGGCTCGTGCGCGGCACAGCGCGAATTGTCCGTCACACGCAGAGCACCCCGCCCTGCAGCACAGACGGAGACCAGCATGACCGACCGCGAAGCCCGCGCCACCCGCAGTGGCCGCGCCACCCGCAACCAGCAGAACAGCCTGGAAGCCTTCGTCGCCAGGAAGGCGGAGTTCGATGCCCTGCTGGCCGAACTGACCCAGGCCAGCGCGGACCACTTCGGAGCGGACCCGGACGCGGTGCTCTGGGGCAAGGCTGCAGAGGTGGAGCACTGGAACAGCAGGCTCCGCGAGGTGACCGACGCCTACTTCAAACGCGGCGAGCACGCCGCATAAGCCGCGCCCTGCGCCGTAACTGCCCCGACAGGCCGAGCCTGCGGGGCTCCCGGCAGTAGGGGGCCGATGGTCGGCCTCCATAGCCGGAGATTTTTCACCATGAAGCTTTCCGACACCCAGCGGGTGATCCTGAGCGAGGCGAGCCAGCACGAACGGCTGCTGGCGCCGCTGCCGAAATTGCCCAAGGCGGCCGCCAACGCGGTGCTCAAGAGCCTGCTCAAGCACGAGCTGCTCGCCGAGTGCACCGCGCCCCGCGAGCACATCGGCCGCGCCTGGCGCCAGGACGAAAGCGAGTCCTGGATCGCGCTGCGCATCACCGACGCGGGGTTGCGCGCCATCGGCGTCGATCCGAACGAGGGTGACGCGGTGGCCGGCGAGCCCGACTGCTCGGGCATCGAGGGCAGCGTGCCCGACACGGCACCCACGGGCGCGCCGGACGCGGCCCCGCAGGAATTGCCCGCCGAGCCGGCCGAGGCCAACCAGGCCGCGCCCCTCGCGCAGCCGCGCGCCAGCCTGCGGGACGCGGCGACCGCGCTGGTCCAGGCCTGGGACGCGGTTGCCGCGCGGGGCTTCACGGGTCCGGTCGACGGTCACGACGACGGCGTCGCCGCCGCGATCGAGCAGCTCCGCGCCGCCCTCGCCACCAAGCCCACCCGCACGCCGCGCGACCCTGGCGCGCCGCGCAAGCCGCGCGAGGGCACCAAGCAGGAGGCGGTGCTCGCCATGCTGCGCCGGCCGGAGGGCGCCACGGTGGCGCAGATCGCCGAGGCGATGGCCTGGGAGCAGCACACGGTGCGCGGGTTCTTCGCCGGCCTGAAGCGCAAGGGCATCACGGTCGTGGCCGCCGAGCGCATCCGCCAGGTCGGCCCCAACAAGGAAGGCGCAAAGGGCAGCTACACGATCTACCGGGTGGAGGGTTGAATGCCCTCGCTCCGGCTGACGCTGGCGACCTACACCGAGCTCGGCAAGCTCGCCCTGGTCGCCGTGCGGCACACGGGTGTCCAGCAAGCGGATGGGACGATGCTGGTGCCGATCGACGACCAGGTTCACGAGCGCCTGGAGGCGCTGCGCATGCCGAACGAGTCCGATGACGACCTGATCCAGCGCGTCATCCAGCAGGCGACACGCCGGCCACTTGCCTGACGGCACGAGATGGCCGCCGCGCATCGATCACGCACGGCGGCTGTCGCGATCAGGGCCCGCCGCGCCGCGGCGGGTCCCTATACTTCTCCCAGGGCTTCGGCTTGGGCTTCGGCGGATCGAGCGCCAGGATCAGTTCCTCGACCGTCCACTTGTGGCGCTTCGCCGACTTCGCGACGTCCAGCAGCACCTTCCTGGCGTCCTCGATGTAGAGCTTCACGACGCCGCGCGTCACGTAGCCGCCCTCCGCGATTGCCATGGCCTTCGCGGTGTTGAACACCATCTTCTCGATGTCCTTCGGCGCGCTCGGCTGCGTCATCTTCCGCGGTCCTCGGTGATGGACGTGATGTCGCACGATGCGGCGTGCATTGCCCACAGGAATCCGCGTCCGGCTGCTCATCATTCGCCTTGGCTGCGCCGAACCACAGCGCGAAGCGTCCGTCATGCGCAGGCAACCCGCCGCGCCGCACGGAGACGCCGATGAACACCACCACCATCCTCCCGCACCAGACCGCCGAGGGTCCGCAGGATCGCGCCGCCTGGCAGCATCTTCTCGCCACCGCGCCGCGCAGCGCCGACAGCGTGGGCCGCGCCACCATCCAGGTCTGCACCGCCAGCGACGGGCGCGCGATCTACGCCACGGTGGACTACGCCATCTGGCAGACCGAGAAGGAGGAGGGGTGATGCCCTCCGAACGCCGCTGGATCATCCTGGCGCAGGATGGCCGCCACGTGACCATCGGCCGCGCAGAGGCGCCCAACGAGGCCGAGGTCGACGCCGCCGCTGCGGCGCTCGCGGCACAGGGGCTGGCCGGCTGGCTGGCCACGCTGGATGGGAACTACTGGTCGCGCCGCCGCGTGACCCTTGCGCAGGCGCAGACGCTGGGCGATGGGGCCAGTCTCGATTGGCCCGCCGCGATCAGCGCCTTCGAGGCCGCTCGCCAGCGCGCCCTTCGTCCCCTCTGACAGGGCCGGCATCGCCATCGCGCGCGGCGGGAGGTCCGCCGCCATGCCAGAGCTGACCGCATCCACCCGCGAGGCGGCCCGCCGCATCGGTATCACCGAGACCGCGCTGCGCAAGGCCGAGGGTTCTGGCCGCATCGCGCGCGAGCCGGATGGCTCCTGGGACGTGGAGAAAACCCGTCGCCGGCTGGTTGAGACGGCCGACCCGCATCGCTCGCCGCTGGCGGGTGGCGGGGCCACGCACTCTGGCACCAGTGCCGAGGGCACGCCCTACGCCCGGCTGAAGGTCGCGCAGCTTGCCCTGAAGGTGGAAGCCCAGCGCCTGGCGCTGGACGAGAACAAGCGCCGGCTGCTGGATGTCGCCGAGGCCAATGCCACGATCGACGAGATCGCCGGCACCATGCGGGACGCGCTGCTGAACTGGCCGGCCCGTGTCTCCGGCCTGATTGCTGCGGAACTCAGCGTCGACCCGCACCTGCTGCAGACCATCCTGCAGCAGCACATTGCTGACCTGCTGTCGGAGGCCGCCGATCGCTTCGATCCCCCCGGCATCGGCGGCGGCGGCCCCGGCAGAGATCGGGCCGCGGACGCGTGAGCATGTGCGCCGGCGTGCCGGCAGCATGCTCCGCCCGCCGCCGCAGCTCACCGTTTCAGCATGGGCCGATCGCCACCGGGTTTTGAGCAGCCGCGCGTCGTCCGAACCGGGGCCTTGGCGTACGTCGCGCACGCCCTACCTGCGCGACATCATGGACGCGCTATCCGCCGTCCATCCCGCCCGCCGGATCGTGTTCATGAAGGGGGCTCAGGTCGGGGCCAGCGAGGGGGGCAACTGCTGGCTTGGCTACATTCTGCACCACGTGCCGGCGCCGGTGCTGGCGGTGCAGCCGACCGTGGAGCTGGCCAAGCGGTTCAGCCGCCAGCGCATCGACCCGCTGGTGGAGGAGACGCCGGCGCTGAAGGAGCGCGTGGCCCCGGCACGTGCCCGTGATTCCGGCAACACGCTGCTGTCAAAGGAGTTCCCGGGCGGGATCCTCGTGCTCACGGGGGCCAACAGCGCGGTCGGACTGCGCTCGATGACCGCGCGGTTCCTGTTTCTTGACGAGATCGACGCCTATCCGGGTGACGTCGAAGGCGAGGGCGATCCGATCGCGCTGGCAGAAGCGCGCGCCCGCACCTTTGGCTGGCGGCGAAAAGCCTTCCTGGTCTCGACGCCCACGATCTCTGGCCGCAGCCGGATCGAGCGCGAGTATGCCGCCTCGGACCAGCGCCGCTACTTCGTGCCGTGCCCGCACTGCGGCGAGATGCAGTGGCTGAAGTTCGAGCGGCTGCGCTGGGAGAAGGGCCAGCCCGAGACCGTGGCCTATCGCTGCGAGGCCTGCGACGGGCCGATCGAGGAGCACCACAAGACGGCCATGCTGGCTGGCGGGGAATGGCGGCACACGGCCGTCGCCGAGGACCCGCACACGGTGGGGTTCCACATCTCGGCGCTGTATTCGCCGGTGGGCTGGCTGTCGTGGGAGCAGATCGCGCGCGACTGGGAGTCGGCCCAGGGCAAACCCGAGGACCTCAAGACCTTCAAGAACACGGTGCTTGGCGAGACGTGGCAGGAGCAGGGCGAGGCGCCCGATTGGGAGCGCCTGGTCGAGCGCCGCGAGGATTTTTCCCTGGGCGCGGTGCCCGATGGCGTGCTGGTGCTGACGGCGGGCATCGACGTCCAGGACGACCGGCTCGAATGCGACGTCTGGGGCTGGGCCGAAGGGTTCTCCTCATGGCTCATCGACCACGTCGTGATCCAGGGCAGCCCACGGGAGCGGGAGCCGTGGGATGCGCTTGCCGCGCTGCTGGCCCGCGACTGGCCGCGCCAGGCAGGCGGTGCCATCCGAATCGCCAAGGCCTGTGTCGACACAGGCGGCCGCGACACGGCTGCCGTCTACGGCCACCTGCGCAGGCTGCGGGATCCGCG